ACTTAAAACACATCTATTCACCACTTTCAGGGGGAGCAGGTGTGAAGGCATCCGACATATTTGCGATGCCATTGTGCTTTGAGTGCCATGACAGGCTACATAAGGGTGATAGGGATGTGATCGATTGGCAGGGATTATTTATTCTACAGACGCTGGACAAAGCGACCCGCGCGGGAGTAATATCCATTGAGTACAAGCCTTATGAATACAATATATTTTGAGGATGAGGGAATGCCCAGCGAACACTGGGAGCAAGTTTATGGGCAAACCAATTATGAAGGTACAACACCAGAGAAGGATGGGAAAAGAACCGGGCAAAAACTAGCTAAATATAAATCTCATTGCTGGTCAAAAAGAGTAAGGGCAGGTTCACCACACTGGCATATTATTCTAACCAAAGAGGGTGAAACTTTTGCGTTTTGGGCTACGGGCTGGGGGCAGCTTGTGTATAAATCTGATACCTTTGATTTCAAATTTAATGTCAGTAAGGCTAAACACACTTGGGCAATTATAGACCTTCCCACATTGGTGGTACGTGATAGGAATGGAAATGAAATAGATCGCGGCGGTGGCGACATTGGATTCAAAGAGATAGGGTGGTCTAGAAAATATGCATAAGATGGAACTTAAAGGACTAGATCATCGGGAAGACTCTAACTTGTATAGAGGCTTTCTGAGAAAGCTAAACTTAAAAGAGTTTAGTAGGGAAAATGGAGAGGATTCAGGCGGTCAACTCAACGATTGGGATGTTATTCCAGACATTAGCCGGGAAGGTAAGAAATTAGGGTGGGCAGTAAGACAAGCCTATGTTGGTGGTAAAACTGATCAAATTGTTTTCTACTCTAGAACAAAAAAGGACTGTATGGCTTGGTTGAGGAAGCACTCCAAGCCCGTACATTATACGGAACTTAGGTGGTGGGATGACCTTATATTTGATGGCAGGGGATGCTATCTAAGCGATGGAGTCTGGATTAAATGACTGATGAGCAATCAGTAGAGAGAGCCTTAGAGTGGATGATGGAAAACACAGCCAAGTTAGCCAAAGCTACGGCAGATCGGAAATACATAGAAGACTACAAGAAAGTGAAATTTTCTACCCTCTTCGCACAAGCACAGGGAAAAACTATCGCTGATAAAGAGGCGTGGGCATATGCTCACTCTGACTATAACGGGGTGCTAGAGGGCTTGAGAGCGGCTGTACAGGAAGAATCTGAACTAAGGCACTACTTCACCACAGCAGAGGCTAAGATAGAGGTATGGCGAACACTACAAGCAAACCACAGGGCAGGTATAGTATAATGACTGCCGAGCAGGTGTATGAAACGAATCAGGAGTGGCTCGACGACTACGAAAACGCGCAGGGTTGGGCCAATGAAGAGCAGTTAATTCAACAGCAACGTGAGGGCCGTAAAATGGCATATGAACCGCAGGACGATACAATCACCTTATGGGTGAACGAGAAGAAGGAAAGTGAGAAGCATCCGTTTATGACGGGTAAAGGTCTGGTCAAAGGTAAGGAAGTTCGCGCGGCGGCATGGAAGAACACTTCCAAAAGCGGGAACAGCTACATGAGCATCAAGCTGTCCGAACCCCAAGACAACGGGAAACGCTTTGAAAAGCCCAAGCAGGACTTTGACTTCTAATGATCATTCAATACCACGACGGGATGAAAGTCGAACTCGAATTCGACGAGAAGAAGCACTACTACACGGTAGAGGGGGAATACGCCCCCTCTGTCACTACCATACTGGACTCCATTGCCAAACCGGCGTTATTGCCGTGGGCGGCAAGTGAGGGGGCCAAGTGGTATCTAGCCAACCATGAGTCGGATATTTCGCCAGAGGACATGGTAAAGGGTATCCGGGGTGCGTTCCGCAGGAAGTCGCAGGACGCGCTAGACATAGGTCAGGCCGTGCATAAGTGGTGTGAGGGTGCCATATTATGGAAGTTAGGGAAGGGTAAGATTCCGGTTATGCCAGAGCATGAATCTGCTCAGAAATCCATAGAGGCGTTCAGGGAGTGGGTTAAGGTCAACGATGTCGAATGGCACTATGTGGAGCAGAAGGTGTACCACCGGGGTCACAAGTACGCGGGTACAGTGGACGCTATAGCCACAGTGAACGAAGAATACTGTGTCATCGACTTTAAGACCTCCGGCGCAATTTACGCACCTTACTACCTCCAATGCTCTGCTTACGCAAAGGCCATAGAGGATATGTACGGTAAGGACATAGAGAAGGCGTACATCCTCAGATTCGACAAGAAGACGGGGAAATTTGAAACCGGATCATCTGTCGAAATCCAAGAGAACTTCATGGGGTTTTTGGGGTTCTTGGATGGGTACAGGCGTCTGAAAACTCTGGAGAACCGCAATGGTAAAGGCTGATAATGTAATAGGGCTGATGGTATTTCACATGGCATCCGCCATCTCCATGATAGAGATTGCAATAGATCGTGGTGAGATACAGGAAGCAGTGACGGCCCTTAATGATGTCAAGCAACACTCTGGCACCGTTTTAGAACGCGCGCTATGGGAAACCTATTCAGATTTCCTGAACCCTGAATTGAACCCTGATCTTCCTCAGAACGTGGTACCGCTTATTCAGTGAATGTAATGATACACTACCATGTAGGGCCGCTTGGAAAACCAAGCCAATCCCATGAGTTCTTTAATGGGAGACACGCTCTGGTGAGTTTTCAGCATCCTGCTGATTTAGAGGTAATATCTGAAGTAGGATCATCCTTCATTTTTGACAATGGAGCCTACTCTGTTTGGAAATCTGGTAAAACTTTAGATGTTGCTGGTTACTATAAATGGGTTGATGACTGGCGACGACATCCGGGGTTTGATTGGGCTTTGATCCCAGATGTTATAGAGGGGTCAGAGGAAGACAATGATAGGCTGTTGTCTGATTGGCCTTTTAGTGATGAAGGAGTGCCTGTTTGGCATTTCAATGAGTCAATGGGGCGATTACATCAATTAGCGACCAAGTGGCCCAGAATTGCGTTAGGTTCTACAACAGGTATGAGGCCCGGAAGTAAAAAATTTTGGAGTCGCATGGCCCAAGCAATGGAAAAAATTTGTGACGAAAAGGGTAGGCCAATTTGTAAATTGCATGGGCTAAGAATGCTAGCTACGGAGATAATTAAACACGTTCCATTATCGTCTGCCGATAGCAGTAATGCTGTGATGTGTTCATTTATGCCCAAAGATAAATTTGGTATCTTCACGCCAAAACGCGAAAGCCAAAGAGCAAATGTGGTGGCAGATAGGATAGAAGCATGGAATTCTACGCCAACGTGGAACCCATCTAATTCCATTGCGGTGCAACAGGAGATTCAACTATGTGGGCAATAGTCTATGTGATTAGTATTGTGGTGGTTAATTGGTTGTTTACTATCATTCCGCCGATTGGAATTTGGCAACCCACTTCTGTTATCGTGGGTTTAACTTTTATATTTCGAGATTTAGCGCAAAGAAAAATAGGCCATTGGGTAATTCCTGTTATGATACTTGGTGGCGTCATTTCGTATTTTATGGCTGATCCTTTTGTAGCAATTGCATCTGTTACAGCCTTCCTAATTTCAGAAGGATTGGATTGGGTAGTTTATACAACAACTAAACGACCCCTGCGTGATCGCATACTCCTCTCCTCTGCCATAGGTACTCCTATTGATTCCATCGTGTTTACTGCCATGATTGGAATCTTGAGTCCAATGAACGTAGTTGTGATGACTGCATCTAAAATGCTCAGTGCAGTCGCTGTATGGCTAAGTTTGAAGAGGAGTAGTGCAGTGTGAAGATCATTCCACACAATAGGCAGATGCTGAAAGAGGCCCGTGAATGGGCCTCTTCTGTAGGGGGTATTAAGAATTCAATTACAAAGGGGGAGGGGAATATTGCGGGGAGGTTAGGGGAACTGGCTGTCTCCAAATACTTAGGAGTGCCTATAGAGGACGCCGTAGATTACGACCTGATACATAAGGGGGAGAAGCTTGAGGTAAAGACCATCAGAAGGTCAGTGCCGCCCAAGCCCTCATACGCAGCCAATGTCTCCATAAGCAGCGCACACCAATCCCCTGATCGTTATGTTTTTGTTAGTATTGAATACGACAAGAGGGTAAAAGGGAAATACGTGAAGCTGTTGAACGTGTGGTTGTGCGGGGATAAGAGTGCTGAAGAGTACATGGAACAGGCTTACTTAGAGAGGCGGGGCCAGACAAACCCCTTCACTGGTTTTGTCGCATTGCGCGACCAGTATGGTTTAGATATTAAGTATTTGGATCAGTCTTTCTGATCTCTTCTATCGGGCGTATATTAACCACATTCTTTGTGGGGATATACCATAAATTTCCCCAGTAATTTTTCTCACGGGTCATGGCGAGTGTTACCCAGTCACGGGTCTTCTTTACCAGAAGCCCATACGTTTTTGTTTCTACTTTTTCGGGTTCGTACTCGCTCCATCCCGCTTCTGTGTAGGCATCTATCCAAGCAACCTCCACAAGAATTACCGCTTCTTGCTTTTTTTCTTTTTTTCCAGTGGGCCGGGGATTATCCACCCTAACACCATTGGAACTATAAAGATTAAGATTAGTAACCATCCGCCTGTCTTTATCAATTGCTCTAAAAGATCGAAGAAATTCGCAGGGGCTTCCTGCACCACAGTCTCTGCTGTAACAGTAACAGGTTCACCCTTAACAGATCGCTCCGCAGTCAGGGCAGAGGCAATCGCAGCCGTTGTGCCGCCGACTGCGGCTGGTACAAGTACACCCGGCGCGACTACACTCGTCACACCAACAGCGGTACTCGTCGCTATCCCTGTCATCAGGCTCGACTTTATTTTTGGAAAGCTGCATCCTGCGATACTTAGCGTACAGGCCAGTATCAGCCAAAGATACCAAGCACCACAATTAGAATGAGTACACCCCAAATCCACGGGCGACTTCTCACTTCGTCTACCAACTTTTTGAATCCGTCCATTAAATGTCTCCATTAGTCTAGTTGAAAACTTGATCCGCACCCACACGAATGGGAACCCGTAGGCGGAGTGAATTTGAATGATGGTTTGAACGGGTCATCATCCCAGTCCATCTCTGCATCTCCTAATAAGTCCAGAGAGGTGGGATCAGAGAAGATTGTGTCAGATAGCATCTGTGCGTCTTCGGGAATCTCTGAGGTTCCTTTAAGTTTTATCTGGTAGCCTGAACATCCTCCACCTTCCAGACATACCTCAAGAAATCCCTCTCCTTTTAGGACTTGATCTACTTTGCTCTGTGCCGCTTCTGTTATTATCATCAGTCATAAGAAGGGTAATTTCCCTTCTGTTGCACTGGACTACTGCTCGCCATCCAGTCAAATATTTTCTCATGCTGGGTCATAATGTCTTGATCAACCTTCCTTAGTGATAAGATTTCTTTCCTAATTTCATCTATCTTAAACTCCAGAACATCTAATCCACTGATGGCTTGGTCATGTTCTTGAAGTTCTTTAATCGCTGCTTCATTGTTATGTATAGCAATTCCACATTTTTGCGCTTCAGCCTCCAATGCTGGAATAGCGTTACCCTGTATCCCAGACAGCCTTTCCACTTCGGCAGATAATGACGAAGCCCACCAGATAGCCCCAGATGTCTGAGCAACCAAGAATAATATTGCACCAAAGAATTTAGCATCTATGTTCATCGTTCAGAGAGAACCTCATGTAGATTTTTAATCTTATCAGAGACTGTGCCAGTTAGAATGCACGGGATAAAGCCATGTATTACGGCAACAACAGATAGTATGAAAAGTACAGCGCAAAGATAGAGAGTAAAGCATAGATGCTGAACATAAGACTCCTTAATTATTTCCAAGTGATTGCATTTCATCTGAAGATGTACCATAGAATACCGGCTAGTGCAGCCATGTCAACGCAGACAGACCAACACAAGTAGGCTCTTAGGGCCAGTTTCTTCCACTCCACATTACTGGGTAGAACCATCTGACAATACGATTGCATCTAGCTTTTCCTCTAACCGTATGAGGTGATCCATAATCTCCCCGAACTGGTCATCTGTTCTGGCAACTACTCTTTCCAATCTGTCCTCAACAGTCTCTAATTGGAAAGCCTGTATGGCTACACTCTCCCTTAAATCGTATATGAACGTGAAACCACCTATTATCAAACCTACCGTGGCTACTATGTGCCCCACGGATACGCTCCTATTCAGTTGGTTCCCGTTGCTCATAGTTCTAGTTTCTCCGACTCATCTCCGGGGTTTATTATCTCCCACACAGTTCCACCTGTAATGGCGCAGACTATCACTGACTCTTCATGCTGATGGAAACTTAGGAATGTCCAAGAGGGTTTAACAGGATTATACATAATGGTTGCAAATGATGTCTCACTGACCCATCCCTTACCAATGGGATATTCACCTAATATCTCCTGATGGTATTCAATTGCCTCACCAACGTTATCCCAACATACTGCTTTGACTGGGAACTCGGTAGGAAACATTTTGGCTGACCCCACTAATGGGAGAGCCAAAAGCAAAGCGAATAGTAGTTTCTTCAAAACGGACTTGCCCTCTGTAATAATTCTCGTCTTAGGTTAGGACTGAATTGTTCTTCTTCTCCCTCTGCTACTGCTGGTAGCATTCCTATCCTGATAGCGTTTTCTAGAATCCTTCGATCCTTCACAGAAGTTACTGTCTTGGCGTAAGAGTGGAGTCTTTGTACGGCCTTTACTTTGTCCTCTACATCAGTAGACATCGCAAGAAGTTGTATTTCAGATGCAATAGCTTGATTTTCCAACCCGCGCAATGTTCTAAATACTTCTGCCATCTTCCTACCTACAAAGAACATTCTAGCAAAGTTGAACATGGCAATGTCGTGGGGGAATTTTTGTAGGTACGTTTCCCCACGCGCCGCTGTTTGTTCAGCAGTTGGGCCTAACTGAGTTCCAGTAACTGCATCTGAGAAACTGGACATACCAGCTTCTTTTGACAACGCAGTTTCAAAGGCTTTGTAGTCATCGCCCAATAATGCCTTTATCTTTGCTAACTGTTCCTGCCCCTCTGGGGTATACAGGAGCCTCCTACCACTCATTCCCTGTCTGGCCTCAGCTATCGCGCCAGTTACAAACAGTTTCTTCATCTTCTCTAATGTGCCTTCGGGATTAACAGCAGTCTTAGGTGGTTGGAGGGCATCATATGCGGCCATCATTTCTCTTGGGCCGTCATACTCTTTGAACCTTCTTCCGCTTGCTAACGCATCTTCTAGCACTGCGGCTTCTCTAAAGGCTGCTCTAGCGGTCTGGTGAGTTGGAGCATACTTATCTATGGCACGGTTCAAATCGTTAATCCATGTCTGCATTACTTGGCCTTTTATCACATCTTCCGCAGGACGAATTGCTGTTTTTGCCGTAAGTTTCTTGAGATTATTCTCAAGTTTTTGTACCACCAAGTGTGCTTGGACTACAGAAAGACGCTGGTTGGGTTTGTTTAGAAATGTCGTAACTGATGATAATTTTTCTGGTAGTTCTCCAAAGACTTTAGTGTCTGAAGCAATCATTTCATTTATGTCTGTGACTGTTTCTTCCCATGCCTTCACTAGATATTTTTTATCAGTTCTGTTGCTTCTCTTTAATAAGTCTCTAAACCCACCCGGAATTGGATTTTTATATGTTCCGCCGGGGAGCATCTTATGTATTCGGTATGCCTTACCCCAATCAGTGTTGTATATTTTAGACAATTCTCCCTGCAATGATTCCAAGTACAGGGCTGGACTTCTGTCTACGTTCTTAGCACCGGTATATAACTCGTCAGTAAGTCGTTTAACTTCTCCCTGTGCCCGTCTAGCCATTACTTCAATATGCGGCTGTGCCGTAGGAGGAAACTGACTAAGTGCCCACCCAGCTTCCTGCCGTACGCTTGGTAATCTAGCAGTTACTTCTCCTATACCAATAGACCCTGTAACTAATGACGGGGGTGTTGTGGCTTCTGCTAAGGTAAGATTCTCTTCCAATGCCGCTTTTTGCCAAGCCTCCAGAGGAAGGCCGGTGTCTGGATCAATACCAGAAATTCCCCTTTTCCGTGCGGCAGCAGCATCAGTCTGACCTGCTTTCACTAACCTGCCTAACGCCAATTCCTCTTCTTTCGCGGCTAAAGTAACAGACCGGCTTCTTGGGTTAGTTATCTTATCCACCAGAGCGGCAAAGTAAGGGTTTATATTCTTTTCATAAACGCCGGGAAGAGCGGCTACTCCACGAACTAACCACGGAAGTCCTGCGCCTAAAGCCATCCCCAAAGGAACTTCCTTAGATAAGGCGGCTGTCCTGAATCGTTGCCAAGTTTTACGTGGGTCTGGTTCACCTGCTAAAACACCACCGCCCAACTTTCCGTGCCGGTAGGCTTGCATTGTTGCGCCACCATATAAGGAACTCAGTGCAGTGTCTTTTAAACCCCTACGGAATCTTTCTCCTCCAGTCAAGAGTTGAGAAGCAACTCTTGGGGTTTTTGATAAGGCTTGTCTTGCCAAACCAACTCCTCCGCCCAAAAGAAGGCCACCACCAAGTTCTGGAAGCATTGATTCTAAACCATAAATCTCCTGATAAAGTCTGTAAGGAATCTCCCATTCGTCTAAGGTTTCTTTTACTGATTGTGCATAGTCTCCCTTTTCGTAATCCCTTCCAATAATAGAGGAGATTGCGCCGGGGGCATTTTTTAACAGGGCGGCAATATCCCCACCGTGGGCTATCGTAGCACCCTCACCTAACCCATACTTTATACCAAAGTTCCTTAATTTAAAGGCTTCTGGATGTTCCCGTATCCATTTTTCTTGGTTAAGTGCAGCCTCTGTCTTATGGTGCTTCCGCGTAACGCCATCTTTGGTGGTGCCACGTTCCCAGTAACCAACGTAGTTACCTTCGGCGTCTTCCAGTGAAGGCATTTTAGAGAATGTTTCTGGATATAATTCCTGCAAAAATTCCACAGTATGACGTAATCTTTCATCAGGACTAAGCTGTACCCATTCCTTTTCAGGAACACTGAATTCATACACCTTTCCAAAGAGGTTTTGTTTTATGGTCAGTACACCCAATCTTTTCCTTTCAGCCATTCCGCTCACTCCCTGTGGTAAAGACCATCTTCGCCCAGATAATAGAAATTTCCAGCCGCATCCTGCATTTTTCCTTCTCTAACATTCCATGTTAAATCTTCCCCTTCAGAGGCTTGACTGGTTATTCCCTCTGTGACGGTTGGTGTAACTCCCTCCTCTTCTCCCCAAAATACATCAGCGTAGACTGGATCATCCAGATTAAGCTCTGGAATAGCTTCTCGCAAAAATGCAAGTTCCGGTGCAAGAGCAAGTTCAAATGCTTGTTTGCCTCTAGAGGTTTTTGACCATATCGTTTCATATCCAGTAAGCAGTTTAGTAGCTTCTGTTTTCTTATAGTCAAGTGCTAGTCTAGCCATCGTGATCAATGCTCTTCGTGCTGGCCCAGTGAGGAATGCACCACGTCCACGCGGCTGATTCATCAAGTTGGCTATTTTAAGCTTCCAAGCATGCAATGGTTTATCACCCTCTGTGAGAACCCTGAATTCCTCTGAAGTGATCATGGATTCATCGGTAAGTTTCTTCCACAGGTCAGCCATAAACTGATCAAAGTTACCTGCGGCTAAGTCATCAGTCCTACCGAGTTCTACAAATTTTCTTAAAGCCCCATCTATCAATGAGAACTTTCTATGCACATCCCTATAACCTTCGCTGGCTTCTTTGATTCCGGGCATGGATTTTATTTGGGTAACTCCAGACATTACTGCTTCAAATTCTTGTCTCTCTATCTTTGTCTGTTCAACTTCCCCAGCCGCACTTAATCCCAAACCTTCTACTTTTCGTATTGGGGAATCACCGGGAAATGATCCGGGCAGGTCTTCCTGCGTTATAGTGATATTAGGATCGTCTGGTATGAATGGTTGGGTAGGATCAAGAACTACCGTACCATTCCTATCTACGTGGCCGAGTTGCGTTCCATAAATAGTTTTGCCATCAACTATTATCTGTGTTGGGAATTCTTCACGTTGTGGTGCGTTAACAGCAAGTCTCTTGTCTATCTTACTTTGGATAGCTTCCTTACTGAAATCGCCCTTATCTGGAAGGTCAGAATCCTCAGTAATTTTATACAGGGAATCCTTATTGAAATTTCCATTCTCAAGCTCTTGTTCTATCCGTTCACTAAGTGTGTCATACCTCTCCCTCATTACAGTAGCAGCACCTATGGTTGAATAAAATCTATTTACAACGTCCGATACTGAATTACCAGTTCCACCCAAAAGTTCTAATTTGTCGGCGAAGACTTCCCATACCCATTTCTCTATTAGAACCTTATCCGGGTATTGTTGAGTGGCATTTCCTGCTACTTTTTTCCATTCCGCGAACTTTTTAGTTAAAATACCTTCCC